TACTGACCAACTTGTCAGTGTGTGACTTGTTGTTCAAGTTGTCGTTACAGTATTCGATGATGAAGTCAGCCGTCAAGCCAACGAAGTCCAACATATAGAAGATACGACCAGGACGATTTCGCATATGACTGTCGATACGCCACTTGTCGTTACAAGTAAGTACAAACAACTTCTTAGTTGGGAATACGCCGTCAAGCAAGGTCAAGATTGCTTCTTGTTGTTCGCTATCATAGACTTTCTCAAACTCGTCAAATAAGATGACGCACGATTGATCAATCGATTGGATGAATGAATTGAACTTGTCGCCGTGCCATGGAGCATTGATAACGATTGTAGGAATGCCCATTTCGTTGGCACTCAAGGAGATACTCTTAGCCAATAGAGATTTGCCACTGCCCTTCTCGCCAGCAAGCATCACGCCAGTAGTAGCAGGACGAGAATTGAATGTGTTCAGGATGCGATCAGTGTTCTTGGTCAAGTCACCGTAACGCTTGCCTTTGATTTCGAACCCGTCGATCATTTCGAGGAACAATGCGCCAGTCATTGGGTTCTCTTTGATTACGTAGTTGCCTGCTGGTAGACTCTCATGGAGGTCCATTGCCTCTTTTGAGGTAACGTTGAATGATTTTCCGGATTTAAGATAGTATGCCATTTTCTTTACTGCTTTGTTAATGTAGATTAGATTGTAACTTAAAACAAAGGCTCAGTCAAGAGCCTTTGGATGTATCAGTTCGCACTTTAACGACTAGCGTTAGCACGAACTTCGTTGAAGGTGATTTCGTTCACCAATTTGCCGTCACGGAAGACTTCTACCAGAGCAGGAGTCCAACCACCAATTCCCTTGTCAGTCCACCCTGTTGGCTGATTGACTGCTGACACGAACTCACCGCCACTATTAGTCCATAACGTAACACGACCAGCTTTTGACTTCTTGCCCTGATCGGTGATTGGGTCTTTTTGAACATCAACGTCCACGCCATTGACACGCACTGAGGAGCACTTGAGGGCAAACTTCTGAGTATCACGGTCAATAATTTGTAATAGTGATCCCCCCATACCGAAGGCAAAGTTGTCAGCCGACCAACCATTCAAGTCTACCATGATACGCAATATAGCTTGGATGCTTTGAAGGTTGATACCATCGCCCCAGATTACTCGGACGTTGTTCAATACTTTGTAGCCTTTGCTGTTCTTAGTGTGACCGAAGCCCATGTTCAAGATACCGACAACCTTTGGCAACACTTCAACAGGATCACCACTGTCAGGACGAATCACAACAGTAGCACCCGAATCAATAACTTGTTGCTTCAATTCAGTACCCCACATTTTTGAGGCTTCGTAGATATCGAAACTGTCACTAACAACCGCGAGGATAGCGCCAGGCTTACCGAATTGAGTGACCATGTTTGAGTATGCCTTTACTTCACCGTCTCGGCCCCAACTAGTAATTGTAGAGTGCTCTGCGGCAGGAATCGAGAAACCTGCAATCCCAGCACCATAGTATTCACGAGCATACAACACACCAGTAACAGTATCGCTACCCATGAAGTTAACCAAGTGTGCCGCACCTCCGATACCCGCTGATTCCATGCTAGAAACACCACGAGCACCGAAATCGTGCAACTTAAAATCGATTCCGCTAGGGTCACCAGTTTTCTCCAAATAGTCTTTAATGACTTGTTTAATTGTGTAGCTTTGAGTAGCTACGGTTGTAGGATACCACACCGCACGAAGCAGGGCAGTTTCCAAATAAGTGGTCAACCAGAAGCACTCGGGGTCCGTGTTCTCAATAGTTGCCAAAACGTTTTTAACAGGTACCACTGTGCCTTCAGGAACAGCACGAATAACGACGGGTAAGTAACCGTTGTGTACTCGTAAAATGTACTCCCATCCTTCGCGGTTGAAGGGCTCTCCGTGAGCAGTGAGAATCTCGCCAGCAATATCAATGTCGGCTTGTGTGATTGGGTCAAGTAAGTATTCCTTGATGAAGGCTTGTAGGCCGAACATCACAGTCTTGTCGTAACGTCCGCCACGGGATTCAATGTACGAATACACACCAGTTGTACCAGCTGGGTATTGGCGATACATGCTCACCTTGTACGAATCCGTATTCAAAATTATGTTATGAGAGAGTTTCATTTTAAAGTTCCTTTAAAGTTATTTGCCAGTCGTCTATCGTCTGGACTTTTATGTTCTTTCTGAATTTATTTGATAAATACTGTTAGAACATGAATGTATTATACAATGAACACGATTAAATGTCAAACAGTTTTGGATAAATTCCGAAAGATTCATGGTGATAAATTTGATTATTCCAAAGTTATCTACCACACCGCTAAAACCAAAGTAGTAGTTACGTGTAAAGAACACGGCGACTTCTTGGTTACTCCGAACAATCATCTTTTGGGAAATGGTTGTCCGAAATGTCGTGGCCGAGGATTCACTGAGCAAGAGAAACTTGTTCAATTTATTACTCAAGGCCATAAAATTCATAATAGTAAGTATGACTATAGTAAAGTTGTAATCACTGACCCTAAACTTACTATCATATGTCCCGTTCATGGGGAGTTCTCTCAACTCCGTAGAGCACACATTATCAATAAATCCGGGTGTCCTGATTGTGGGGTAGCTACTACTAGAATTAAAAATACACTTACGAAGGAAGAATTCATACAAAAGGCTGAACGCACTCATAATAACCGATATACTTACGACAATGTAATTTACGAAGGTGCGCATAAGAAGGTCAATATTACTTGTACGACACATGGTGACTTTACGGTCACGCCAGCAAATCATTGGAGCAACGGTATTGGCTGTCCGTCTTGCTTTAACTCTAATCCGTCTAAAGGTGAAGTTAAGATAATGAACTGGCTTAGTAATAATGGCATAACTGCCGAATCTCAAAAAACATTTCCTGACTTGTACTACAAAGCCAAGAATGGTAGATTGCGGTATGACTTCTACGTCCCGCATATCAATTTGTTGATTGAGTTCGACGGAGAGTATCATTACAATCCAATCTCTTTTTCTAAACTCATAACGGGCCAAGAACAATTGAAACTAACACAAGTAAGAGACCATCTCAAGACAGAATACGCCAATAAGAACGGATATAAACTACTTCGTATTCGATATGACGATGACATTGAGCAAGTATTAGTTGAGAACATTACGCGAACTCCACCAGGGTAACAGTGCCACCCTTCTTTTCGACTTCATCAGCGAACCATTCAAGTAAGCCAATGATAGTTTGTTCATCACCGTTTGCTAAGCCCATGCCAATGTACGGAAAGCCAATGGACTTGTCACCATACTTGTGTAGCAACTTCTCTAGGATGAGGGCAAAAGCAGTATATTCAAATACATCAGTGCCTTGACTCATATTGTACTGAGTGTACGCATTGATAACAGTGAAGTCGTGTGAACTTGTTGGCATCTGTACAACGCCAGCAGTCCATGTGCCTAGTTTGAGATAGTCGCCTCGTTCAGTATAACCGTCAACTTCGGCAATGAGAGGATAACGTTCACGAATTTCACGAGCAATGCCACCGCCCATTGTATTGAAACAATTACAACCTTGAACAATAACGTCGAACTCACCAGCTTCTGCTAAGTCGAGTAAATTACCTTTTGTATGTTTTAACATTTTAATCCTTAACTACTTTAAAATTAACTACATTGTCCTTATCGCTGTACATTTCACACATACCATGCTTTGTGTCAAACATCACAACTCGCTCAAGCTCTGGTGAGGCACAACCCCATCCTATGATGGTAGTGATTGGGCGTTTAGTCCATTCACGTTTGTTCCAAGGGTGACCAACAATCTCACGTTGATATCGGCAGCTACAACAGCAGTGTCCGCTCTTATTGCCGTCTTCTTCTTTCCACCCTTGAAAACAAGGCTCACTCATCACGACTCCAAATGAATCGCTCACATATCCAGTACGTGAGTAATGCCATAGCACCAAAGTAAGAGCGTTCTAGTGCTACGGCATAGTTTGGTTCAGGCAACAATGTTTGTACAATGAGATTACCCAAGGTACAACCAACGGCTACACATAACAGTTTTGATTTCATATCAACCTCCAATTGCCCACTGGACCATTTCGAAATGGTCTTCGAAGCACTCGTCACTGCGAACCTCTGCGATTGGTACCCAACGTGCCTTTTCAGCATCGTCACTGCCTTTTACTTTGGGCAGTTCACCATCAGGCAATACGATTTTGAAAGCGTGAGTGATAATGCGGCCACGGGGACTACGGTCGATAGCATCAAACACGCGGCTGTCTTTGATGTTACCACGTAAGACAGGTGCTGGCACTTTAATCATAGTCTCTTCACGCAACTCACGGATGGCGGCATCTTCTACACTCTTGTCAGTGTTTGCGTTTACATATCCGCCTGGCAGTGCCCACAAGCCACGACCAGGTTCAGCACGACGACGAATCATAAGGACGTGGCCGCTTTGAATCACTACGGCATCAG